GAAGTGGGCGCAGAATGTTGTGAAACTTTCTCGTCATTATTTGTCGGGTGTTTCTTATGACGGTGTTGTTGTCATTCTTGGTGGCGACATTTTTACTGGCGACATTCACGAAGAACTTGCTTTGACTAACGAGGACACAATGATCGGTTCGTTGCTGTTCTGGTCAGAACAGGTTGCTGCTGCGATACAACTATTGACTGACGAGTTCAAGAAATGTTATGTGGTTAGCGTTGTCGGTAATCACGGGCGAATGACACGCAAACCTCGTATGAAGCAACGAGTGAAAACAAACTTTGATTATCTGTTAGCGAAAATGGTTGAACGACATTTCAGGCTTGACAAGAGAGTGTCGTTTGATATTCCCGAATCGGCTGATGCGTTAATCAAGATTTATGAACACGGACATTTGATTACTCACGGCGATCAAGTTTCTGGTGGAGGTGGCATTGGCGGTATCTATCCACCGATTATGCGAATGCGAGCAAGAAAGCAAGCACGATATTTGGCAACAGGCAAATCGTTTCAAACACTTTGGCTTGGTCATTGGCATCAATATATTTCTACGCCTTCAATGATCGTGAACGGCAGCCTAAAAGGTTTTGACGAATATGCGATGCTGATGGGTTTCGGTCACGAACAACCACAACAAGCATTAGCGATTGTTACACCTGAAAGAAACATCACGATTCAAGCACCAGTGTTTTGTTTAGATCGCAAGAAAGAAGGTTGGTGATGGCTTCGGTTGTGTATGTGAAGTGGCACGATGCTCACGCTGTCGCACCGTCTTGGGTTGCGCTTGACGATATTGTTGATGAGCCTGCGATAGTTGAATCTGTCGGTTGGCTTGTGCCGAATGCGATTGCTGACCATATTGTTTTGGCGCAGTCTGTTCTCGGTGACGAAGGCGATCACATCTTGGCGATTCCTGTTGGTATGGTTCGTGAGATGAAAACTTTGTTTTCTGATTTGCTACCATAAAAAGTTGTGCGAGGTGTTCTCCTTCTCCACCTGCGCATACGGGTTGAGCAGACCAGCCTTTCGGGGCTGGTTCTGTTCCCCGTGTTTTTAGTCAAAAAAATCTTTTAATTTTTTTTTGAGCCTTATTTTGTAAGCGTTTGCCGAGTTGTTTTTGACTGTTTTCGTTTTTGCTGATTTGACAATCTGATAAACTGTATATGTCGGAATAAAAACCGATTAGTTCAAGAGGAGGACTAAAGATGATAAATCAAGAAGCAATACAAGAAGTTAGAGAAGCGATAGAACAGTTCGGTGTTCCGTGTTGGGTGGCACATATCAGTTATCCGATTCGCAGCGCAGTTCCGAAAGAAGTGAAAAGAGAATTGTTAGCGACAGCGAAAGTTTCGCAAGGTTGGTCTAAACAATTTGATGGACAATTTGTTTTCGGAAGAACACGAACAGATGACCGAGAAAACATTTTGGAATGGGCGAAAGAAAATGTTTTCCAAATGGTGACAGTCAAACAAGTTGCAGAGGCTTGCGATGTCGCTGAGAGTTGTGCGAGACGCACGATGAATCTTCGCCCAGATGTATTCAAGAAGTTCGGTAAAGAATATGAAATCCGTGATGCAGATGCAGATCGGAAAGCACAGAAGAAATAATCAATACAAGTTCAAGAGGAGGACTTATGGCAAAGCAAGTTAGATGGAAGTGCGAGGTATGCGATGACGGGTTGCTCGCACCGTCAAGACCAAGAAGGAATGATGTGCGTAGATATTGTCTGCCGTGTTCAGCGAAGCGAGGCACACTTGTTGAGCGGATAGCACCAGCGTTAGAGAAGAAGCGAGAACAACGAGCAGCGTTCGTATCGCAGAAGGTCAAAGAAAAGCGACAGCGAGAACGAGAGAAGCAACTTCCATCAAAACAGCAGGCTCGCATTGATCGTTTGCGAAAGCAGATGATTACAAATGAGGCTGAGCGAATCTGGAAATTGATGCAGCCGTATCACAAAGGTAAACGCCTTCCGCAGATTCATATTGCTCGTGGGAAAAATTGGGGCAGTCAATATGGACACGCCAGATCAGGGTGGAATCATATTCAAGTTAATGTTGATCGTGATCAATCGGTGCAGCGAAGCAAACGAGTGTGGGAAGTTTTAGCGCACGAACTTTGTCACTGCGCCGTGCCACCAACACGCCGATCAGATAAGACCAGAGATGTTCACTCACGAGAGTTCTATCATTGCCTGCGAGATGTATGGCAGAAGCGTTGGGGCTGCGAGATATCGTTTGCGAAAGTTTCTACTTGGGGTTATTCAGTTGATCACATTATTCAAGATCAAGCCGAGTCAAAGATAGATTGGCTACTGCCGACAGTTGAGAAGCAGGCTTAATAACTCTGTAACACCCTTAAGTAATAATCAGATCAACATAAATAAAGAAAGAAGGACATAGATGGAACGAATACCGAAACCAAAACACGGAAGCAAAGAATGGCTGCTGACCAGATGGCGAGATGATTCAGGTAGGTGCGTGTTCGGGGCTTCCGATATTCCTGCGCTGATGAATGCTTCGCCTTACAAGACGAGAGCAGAGTTATTCGCAGACAAACTAAACGAGCCAGTTGAACAAGCAGAGTCAGCGATTTTTCGGCGTGGCAACTTGCTTGAGAAGCCGTTGCTTGAAGCAGCATCAGATGAATTGGGTATGGCGTTCTTTACGCCTGACACGATTTATCGTGATGGCAGATTGTCGGTGTCGCTTGATGGTGTTGATAACACGATTCAACCAGAGTTGATTATTGAAGCAAAGACAACAACACGATATTCAATTTATGATCAGAACGATTTGCCTACAGAGTGGTGTTGGCAGGGTTGGGCGCAACAAGCGGTGCTTGATTGCCCTGTTTGGTTTTCGGTACTTGACCGTGATCTAAAGATCAGTGTTGTTGAGTTACCGAAGAACGAAGCAGCGATTGACGCTTTGCGCTTGGAAGCAGAAATCTTTGGTGAGTGGGTTGATAATAATACGCCACCACTTGATGAGATTAATAATTTTAGCGCAGATGATATTGCTCGCATCTGGAAAGCGACACCAACGATGGTTGAGTTAGATGCGACAGCAGCGCAGTTGGTTATTGATCTTGAAAAGGCACGGGCAACTTCTAAAGAAGCCAGTGATGCTGAAGCGAGAATTAAAGATGCGCTTGCTCAGTTGATGTTGAATCACGAGATCGGAATGTTTAACGGACAGAAGATTGTTTCGTGGCAACAGCAGGCAGGTAAGACTGCGTTGGACACAGCAAGACTTCGTGCCGATCACCCAGAGTTAGTTAAGCAATATGAAAAGCAAGGTAATCCCTATCGTGTGATGAGAACACACAGAAAGAAGGTTAAGTAATGAGTAATGAAACAGAAGCATTACTGCTTAAAGCAGTGTTAGAGCAATACGCAACACCCGACCCGAAGATTGTTGGAACGATTCCACGCAACGGAATCAATCTCGCATATGTGAGTCACGCAGAAATCACTCGCATCTTGATTGAGATTGACCCGATGTGGAACTGGCAGCCTGTCGCTTGGGTTGATGGCAGACCAGCAATACACGAAGCAAACGGTGTAGCGACAATGTGGGCGACACTCACTTTGTTGGGCAAGTCGCTTGTCGGTGTTGGTTCGGTGCGATCAGACAAACCTGATCTAGATAAAGAACTTGTTGGTGACTTTTTGCGGAACGCTGCAATGCGATTCGGTATTTGTTTATCGCTTTGGTCTAAACAAGATTGGGAAGCACCACGCAACAATGTGAGCAGCGTTTATACGAGTTACCCGATGAGTCAAGTTGAGGCTGAAAAGAGCAAACAGGCGCACCCAGCGAATGTCCAACTAAAAAACAGCGTTCCAGTTGCGTTGAGTGATGAGCAAATAGAGCAAGCCTTTACTACACCCCAGAAATCTACAGCGAAGATCGGCAGCCTGATATCGGATAAGCAGAAGGGCTTGGTGTCATCATTAGCGAAAGAAGTCGCTGATGGTGATATCTCTGCGATATTGAAACAACAGTTTGACAAAACAAACTTGAACACACTGACAACTAAAGAGGGTTCTGACCTGATCAAACATTTAATGGGTATGCGCCAGAAGAAAACCGATGAACAACCCTTCTGAAGAATTACAGATGGCGTATGAGTTCGCTATCGGTGTCGTTATTGATTGCGCTCGCAAGGTCGTGGTCTTTGATGGCACAGATAGACAGTCGCTTGATGATTTGCGTGAAGCGATATTCAAATTCGGTGAAGTAAACGATTTGATTTCACAGTTTTATAAAGGAGAGTTATGAGTCGTGAGCATTGGTCTGATGACGCAAAATGTAAAGGCAAACCAAGTTCTATTTTCTTTCCACCGTTTTCGCATTCAGATAATCGCTGGCTAATGGCTAGAGAAATCTGTGCAGGCTGCGAAGTGAGAGAGCAGTGTTTGTCTTTGGTGATGCGGTTGGAACATACAGATGATAAGTGGGGTATGTTTGGTGGGCTTACGCCT